AAATACCTAAAATGGAGATATCCTGCTTCAATCAACCTGAACCAACCACCTTGTCAGGTGGACGTTCTCTTCCTCTTCAATGCAAACACATGATCACCAAACTCCTGTCCTTAGTCAGTCGAGTTGGTACGCATGTGAGGGCTGGTACGGTGTGTATACGTATACGTACGTTACTACTCCACTTTCTCTTGACCAATTACGGCTCACCTTGTGAGAGTATTTTGGCTAAAGACATCGTGTTTGACGCTGAACCCATACCACTCCATCTCCACCATCGACACGCTTACTTAGCCGGAATCGTCAGAAACCGTGCTAGCCGTGATGTCAACCTAATATGCGATCGTCTCCAGAAAAGACGATATGATGTCGACACGTCGCGAAGGGACCACTCAGCCGGTTGCCACTATTACTGGACTCCAAAGGATCTTCTATTACAACAAAAGAATGACACCTTATTGTCCGGAGATTTAGTGACCTTCATTGACAGCGATTACTACCACAACAATTTTCATCGTTATCTTGGGCACGAAATGCTCATTTTTACAATGACTCCTACAAATCTTTGTAGTAAGTATCACGAAGGCTTTTACTGCTTTAGTGATGAGTCGACCCTCACCTTTAAAGTACAAGGCGGGGGGGAGTACCACCACCAAATTTGGGACTGGGAACGAGAAATTGTAGTATTCCGTGGAACATTCCATTGGTACATGTACCGTGTAGACGTTATACCATATTCAGGTAGCATGCACGCTTTCGTGCTGCTCACGCAGTGCAAACGAATCACCGACCCTTTCAAAATCTTTTCGGGGTTTTTCAAAAACCATTTAGCCAAGAGATACATGGCCAAGCGCTATGGCGGTTACCTTGTAAGGCAAATATTGAGACCTCAACCAATGTTTCAAGTTAGTCAACCTGGACAAACCGTTCAATTTGAAATTTCTGCACTCGTTTTGCACTGCCTCATCCAGAAGCGTAAAACCATGGCTGTTCAAAAATCCAGCCTCATGCTAGAAACTGTTAAAAACCTGTTAACAGCGAAGAATGTATATATAAATGGAGACAACTGCAAAGCCATTTTAATACATTCCGCCATCATGTCTGGGGACTTAGATTGTCTAGCCCCCTCTATCACTGATGCTAGCTTCGATACACATTCTGACGAAGTGTCAACCCAACGCGTTAAGGGTGACACCGATCCTGATGCAAAAGTCCGCATGCAAATGCACACACCACCACTAGTCACAACACCTGACTGCCAATTCGCCAATAGTAGAGGATCTGAAGAAGAATCCTTTGCCGTGAGAGTCGATAACGTAGTCAATAATAAAGATTTTCCTTATGATCAATATGTTGATGAATTCACAGACTTGTTGTTAAAAGGCGCTAGAGCTGATTTTCCGTATTCCTTCGAAACTGTTCGCGAGAAGCAAGATACGAAAAACCAGAAAGCCCGCAACAAGAAATGTGAGAACTTCTTCCAGGTCAAACACACCGCTAAGAGCTTCCTAAAGAGCGAACCTTACGCCTTGGGCAAAGCCCCTAGAATCATAGTCTCCTTTGACACCACAAAGACCATCACTATGAGTGGTTTTGTATACGTCCTGAAAGACCTAGTGCTCAAAGATACCCATTGGTATGCGCCTTGTCGCAATCCTGAAGACACAGCTCTGATGATATCCCAGTACGTTAAAAATGCTGAGATCATAGGTCTTCCGATGTTAGAAACCGACCAAAATAAGTATGATGGAAGGTTATCGGCTGCCCTCAGGAAAATTGAGACCAAGATCTACATGAAGTTCTTTGACAATCATCCGACTTTTAAAGAATGTCTTGACAAGGAAAAATCTGCTAATCTAATAACCGCTCACGACCAAAAACGGAAACTTGGCAACAACCGAGCTTCGGGATCCGCCACCACTACTGATGGCAACACAATGATCCTGGCTTGTATCTCCTATGTCTACCATAGAGTGGTCAACAAACTCAACCCCATCGACGCATGGTACTCGATAGGACCTAAAAGTGGAGACGATAGTCTAGACTTTGGCGATTTCAACACCTTTGCAGAATTTTGTAGTGACATTGGACTCAAGGTCACTGGTAAAAATAGAGTCAAAGGTGAACCGTTAACTTTTCTAGGACGGATATATCACCCCACTTTGTTTGCTGCCTCGCCCTCACACCCCGACTACAAGCGTGCCCTATCAAAGATGCACCTCGGATCCAACAGGCAACTCT